ACTGAAGGAAACTTGATAAAGCTTTGAAAAGAGCTTCCGTTTATAGTGCCACGTAGCTTTTTTTCTGGGCTATGACCTGTTGAAAAACTAAAGTCTGAAAAGTTGTAGTATTTACCGTCAGCGTCAGACACTATTAATATAAAAGAAGCTCCTTCTTCACCCGTTACGGTAAAGCTTCTTGTAGTTCCAGCCTCTGGAATATCATTAGTGCTTATTACTATGTCTTTAATTAATTTATGCATTTTCTACTTCAATAAATTCTTCTTCAGTTAACTGGATAGAATCTGCGTTAGCAAGGCCTAATCCTTGGAAGTATAAGTTTTCTATACTAACTTGGCTAGTGCCTTTAATATAATTAAACCACTTATCTTCTTTTTCAACAAACTCTCTTATGTTACCTTCGTATATATTTGTTTTTAATATTTCTGCCGACCAACCCATTTTACTAACTTGATTCCACATTTCAGCGTCGATACCATTTGCTTGTTGAGCAAAAACTTTTGCTTGAGTACCTTCGTAAGCAATAGTTCTAAACGTTTTAACAATATCAGGCCCATCGTTCAACACTGTTGTTATGCTAGCGTTGTAAGACACATCAAAAAACTTAGCTTGCTCAGCAAGGTCATGATAATGCTGATATATATTGCCGTTTTTAAACGTAAAGTATTGCTCAGACACACTTATTCCTTGCTCAGGTATAAACGACTTAAAACTAACCCAACCTTTAACATCTTCGCTGTAAGAAATAGTTTTATAGTTGTTAAACAAGTAGTCAACTTGAGTCATTGTGATATTGTCAAGGTATGCTGTCGCGTTAAACTCTCCAGTGACTTCAATAGCCAAACTACCAACTAACATGCTAGAGTTATAATTAGGAACATTAGTTATTTCTAAATTATCTAAAGAAACAAAACCTTCATCCGAAACTGTAGTGAAAAAACCTAGGCCAGGCTCAACAAAATAATACACGTTAAACTCATTAACCCCTTGCCCAAAGTTATTGTGGTTAAACGAAACATTATATGTTTGCCCTTCTAATACTAAGCTAGGATTAACACCTTGAGATATTGTTGTTCCTGTCGGCGCATTATCCAAAACAATAACTTCATTTTGAAATCGAACGAAATCTACGCTTTCAAGTATATTGTGATCACCTGTTGTTTGATCAGGAGAACTAAACGCCCACGTAGTAGCGGCTCCACCAGAAACAATAGAAGTTTCATCTATTATAGAAACGTTGTTCACCGCACCAACAAAGCCGTCTACGTTGGAGTCTGGTCTAAGTATTATTAAAGCTGGTGATCCACCAAAAGAACCGACTACTTCATCGCTCACAGAAATTGTTGCTGAAGAACCAGAAGGGAAGCTAGTAGTAACAGAGTTTGAGTCTACGTTAAAAAATACCTCGTAAGTTCCAGCTTTATCTATGTTACCTACAAAATATCTTTTAAAGTTACCGCTAGCGTCAGCAGTAGTTCTCATATCAAATCTTAACTTACCTTGAACGTTACCTGTTTCGTGGTGGTTGTCAATGTTAAACACTAATCTATAGCCTTGACCAGTTGGTTCTAACAACTCATTGTTGTCGAAGTCGTATCTTATCCACCAGCTTTGAGGATTGCCAAGGTTAGGGGCATCTGACGTTAAGTTCCAAACCCAAGCTCCATTATAATAATAAGATTGAGGCTGACTTAGAGCGTTAGCTAGTGTGGTTGTCGTTCCTACTGCCCACTCTGAACTAAAAGTACCGCCAGAACCTGTAGAAGTTATGTCTATTAAAGTTACGTCTAACAATTTAGCTCTATTAGCCCAAGATTTAATGTCAAGCTTATCTAAATAAGTGGCGCCAACCTCTGGCTTGAAAATTGCTCTCCAAACATGCCTATCGTTACCGTACTCTGTAGCATACGTAGGTACCATCGCTAAACCATCTGTGTGATGGTTAAAGACTCCAAAGAATCCATCTGGATAAGCAGAGCTTATAGGCGAGTCGTAGTGCGCTTCGTTGTGTCTTGGGTCTGCGCTAGTCATACTTGCAAAAATATGTTGTATATAAAGATAGCCAGCAGAACCGGTTACATCATAAGTCGTATAAGTGTTTGGGTACGAAGCAGACGGGGTATTGTAGCTATCATCTCTACCAATATCCAATAAATAAAATTTATTAGGATCCAAAGGTGTTTGTAAGTCAATACGCATAACTGAGCTTCCGTGATCACCATTATCTTTTTCACCGTTAAGTATTGTGTAATCATCTACACTTATAGTGCCAGTTGACACTGCGTTAGTACCACTACCAGCTCCTCCGTTAAATATCTGTATCGCGGTCCCATCAGCATGAGTGGTTATAGGAGTTGTTGTGCCAGGTGCAAAACTTGTAACGCCATTGCTTTGACCGTAGTAGTACGTAGAAGGCGCACCAGGATTAGCGTCTAAAAAGTCTTGTGGTATAGGCAAAAATTCGCCAGGATTTTCAGGACCATATTGAGCTTCAACCTCGTTAAACTCGTTTGCAAACATTCCGGTAGAATGTGTTACAGGTGAAAGATAATGACCTCCGCTTATATGTCTAACTTCTGTCCAACCAGGTATAGCGTTTAACGTTGTGTCAAAACCTGGGGTTGTAGCGTTTGGAAAATTGTAATCTGTATCGAAAGCAGCGGTATCTAATACTGAAATATAAGTAGGATCTATTTGTTGATCACCAGCGTTCTCTAACATAACATCACCTAAATCAGCAGCAGAAACACCTTGCGCGCTTGCTAAAGTTCCAATCGTAGTCGTTGTACCATCTTCTAGTGTTACAGTGTCGTAAACTTGAACGTCTTCTGTGCCTATCACTTGTTCTTCAAACACAGGATCGGCAGCAACTTGTATTGTATCTTCTGGAACGCCTGGGGTTCCTAATGACTGTAGTTTTTGAAGCTTGTATATAGACACGCCTTTAACGTTCATTATAACACCAGCTCCCAGCATTTCTTTGTCTTCTACACTAAAACTACCATTCCAACTAGTAAAATACGCATCAGCACCATCTTGCGTAAGCTCAGCAGTGGTGTAATTGTTGCCGTTTACAGCTTCTGTTTCATCTACAAAAACTCTTACTCGAACTTGATTTATAGCTTGCTGTGGACCGCCTGGGCCTGTGAAAGCGTTTTGATTTCTACAAACTTTCATAGGTACAATCATTTGGATAGTAGACGTGTGAGCAACTTTTTCTCCATCATAATCACCTAAGCTTCCTAAATCAAACGTCCACCTTCCAAGATTGTGGTGTAAGGTCTCATAGTTATAAAAAACTGAGTAGTCACCTAAGTGCCACCAAGTAGCTTCTCTACTGCTACCAGATACTAAAGCATCAACACCACCAATTATTTCTGGGGCTTTAAGAATTACTGCTGTAGGTATTTTAATATTAGATCCGTTTAAGTGAGGAAGAGCATCGGCATAATCTTTTGTGCTAGCTTTCATGCGTCTATAGCTACTAGGCTGATAAGTTTCCGCAACTCCGTTTTCAGCCATATAAGGATTGTCGTCTACAGTCCAACCTGTGTTAACCCATACGTTAGGATCAACAGCGCTCGAGCCTACTACGTTAAATACAGGGGCGGTTGGAGTGTTGTAAAGCCTTGCTATGTTTGCGCCGGCGCCGTCTTCTAGTTTAATACCTAGCTTTACGTTTGGAGGGTATCTTCCAGCATCCCATCCAAACCAACTATTGTAATTACTTTTCCAGACTAACTCATAATCTACTTTTACAAATATTTCTTCTCCTTCGTAAAGCGTGACTTTTGTATTTCCGCTAGGTACCGGCGCTAGAGAAGAGCTAGTTGGCCAAGATCCACTTGCCATAGAGTAAGGAAAAACCAACTGTTCAGTAGTAGAGCTATTTGCACCTTTAAGAACTTTTACACCAGCAGCGTGATAACTACCACCTACGTTAGTGTTACCTGTGCTGTCGTATTCAGTGTAAGTGTCAGTGTAAGCAGCGTCAACATACTGACCGTTTTTATACATCTTATAATTATAATGATCACCCGTGCTTTGGTCAATCCCAACATTAGCGGTTGAGTCAAAATTACTTTCATTACGTAGTATATATCCACCTGAGTTAGAGTATACTGGCTCTATAGCGTTTGTAGCTGGAACTATTTCATCAACCGTAGCGCCTACGTTTATTTGAACGTCACCTAAAATATCTACGGTTATAGCTCCGTAATTAGTCGCTGCGTAGGCATTATATTGCGCTACATCTACATAAGTAGCTGGAGTCGTAACAGTATAACTACTAATCGATCCAAAAGGTATTGCGGGCCACTCTATAATTTCTACGCCAGTCTCTAGCTCGTTGTTATCCATTATATCAGACTGAGGCGTGCTATTGTATATAGCGTTTATATCAACAAACTGAAAGTTAACACCAGACTCTAGGTTTGGATTAACCATTATTTCAGAAGTATAATCGCTAATACTAAGCTCTTGGCCTTCGCCTATGTAAGAGTTTAACAGTAAGTTTTCGTAAACGTTTTCTCTTAACGTTATGTTATATTGATCCTTGTAGTCATCATAACTACCTACGATAGATCCGGCTTCAGGTAGGTTGTCTCTGAACCAGTCCTTCATTCCAGCGTCAGAGATAGGGGTTAAGCCGTCCATAGATAGTCTAAGCACCGCACCTCTTTGTTTGTCTGTAAAATACGCTCTATATGACTCGTAAGCGAAAGACTCAGGGTTAGTAGATATACCAAAGTCTCCAACAAAAGGAGTAGCTTGGCCTAATACGTTTTCAGTAGCTACTAAGTTAGGATTACCATCCGCGTTAAATACAGCGTCTTTATTTGCTAGTATTTTTACAACTCTATCTTCGCAAAAAGCAATAAGATCAGCTCTTCTTGAAAAAAGTTTTTGTATACTACCGTACGTAGGGTTTAAATCTTTTGTTATCTTTTGAGCTTGTATAAATTGATTCAGATTGTTAACGCCACCATTCGCATTGTATATGCCAGAATATATAAGCCCGTGCTTTCTAACTTCTTCAGAATAAGGTTCATCTAATGTAGTAGACGCTCTAGCTCCATTTAACAAACGCATAGCGTTAAAGTTGTCTTCTATTCTACTTGACTCAACTCCGTTACCAAAAGTAAAAGCATTATACCAGCTAAGACCTGAGGAGAGAGAAGGATCGACAACTGGGTTTATATAAAATATAGCTCTATAATCCGCGTTATTAGCTACGTGATCGTAATTTGCTCCAATCCTAGCAGTAGTATAACTTCCATCAGGCCTATAAAATCTAACTCTAGTATCAACATAGTCTATTTCAAGACCACCATCGTTTAACCTGTTTACAGCGTGTCCGCTATTTGGAACATTGTCTTCTTGCTCAAGTCTAAAAGCTAAACCAGTTGCGTTTCCACCAGTGTCTTCAATCCAATACTTTAATATTATGTTACCTTTTATATTTATATTACCTCTAGTTGCTTGAGGCAGATCTATAAACTCTACTCTACATCCTTGAGGAGCAAATAAATTACAGTTGTCTTTAGTTAAGAAAGAAGGTATAGCTTGACTAGCTTCGTAAAATATATTTAAATCTATAGAGTCTTTAGGCTCTGTTTCAAATATTGCTGAAACATCTTTAACTAAGCCAGCTTGCGCTTGAGCTTTGTTGTCTATAAACTCCATTCTATTAAAAGTGTCAAAATCTAAGTTACCAGAACCACCTTGAACAGGGTTGTAAGCTTGATCTTTAGGGTTTTTATCAAGTCTTATTATATAAGATGTTCTTCTGTTTGTAGCTTTACCAAAATTAACAATAGTGTTAGCTAACTCTAAACCAGCTTGGTTTATATCTCCAGTTGATGCGTTAGAGTCTTTTAGTATAGCCCATTTCATGGCAGCTTCTTCTACGCTATTGCCTTCTGTAAAAACATAGTCTCCATTTCCACCAGATATTTGATATTGATATGTAGCGGCGTCACCAGTTTGAGCCGAACTGTCTTTGTTGTATATTAATCTCCAAGGAGTATGATTATAAAAATGTTTTTCTTTGACGTCTAATATCGTGTATATTTCTTCGTTAGCATCTTGTCTAAACTTAAACTTACTACCAACTACTATGTTAGATATAAACTCTTGTATAGTTTCGTCTATTTCTGTAAACGATTCATTACCTGTATTACTAGGAGAAAAAGTTGGGTCCCATTGTCTTTCGTGGTGCTCTTTATAGTTTGCATCGTAACCATAACCAACACCAGGGCCTGGCGCCTCTGCTAAAGGCTCTCCATCTAAATAGTTACTTTCAAACTCTATAAACTTAGTTTCTTGACCAGCGTCTCCAGTAAGCAAAGCGGTATTTTTAGTTGTAAAAGCACCGCCTCCCCAAACACCTTGCATTAAACTAGCTATACTGTTTTCACCAGAAATATCTACGTTAGAAAGATTAGCGTTAGTAAAACCGCCATGAAGATCTTTACCTGGGGCAAAGAAAGAAAGAGACATAAAAAATCCACCTTCTTTATCGCCATACGTTTCGTCTGATTCTAAAGTTGTAATATCTTTTCTAAAAGCCCTGTGACCGTTAATGTAGTCGTCGTTAGCTTCGTGTACTGCGTCTAGTGAGTTTATTCTAGTTGCAGTTGAGCCAAAGCCTTCAGAAGTCTGCCCTAATCTAGGAAAAGTTGTTTCACCACCTTTTAGATTCCATACATCTTGGTCAGGGTCTGTGGCAGCGTCAGGGTTCCAGTTGACAGTAGCGTACGTTATATCGTAAGCCTTGTGTAATATTCCAGAGTTTTTAGCATAACCTTCAGAAGAAGGATTACCAGATTTAAAAGGCATATTATCTAAGAAAAACGCTTTACCTCTATCGTCAAAAACAGACTGCCAATGTGCTGGTGTGTCTGTTATTCCAGTGGCGCCAGTAACAGAAGCAGGTTGGGTTTGTGGATTAGAAGTATAAACAATACCCTGAAGCTCTTCGTGTGGCCAATAGCCAGTTGAACTTGTTTGTCTGTCAGCCCACCAGTATATTTCATGCTCTGACTTTATAAATCTATTACTAGACGATGTTGTTTGCAAATCAACAATACTAGACTTTAAGTAATCATCTAGTAATATTTTAGCAAAGAATTTACCGGAAAAGTCTTCACCATCTTTTAAAACTTTTCTTTCTACCTTAAATGTTAAAGTTTGATCTAATTGTCCAGATGTGGACAATTCTCCAGCAGCGTAGTTTGCAGCTTTAGTTTTAGAAGCTAATCTAGCGTCTTCAAAAGATATTTTTTCAGCCAGCTTAACAGTCCAATACGATCCAGTTCTAATAGAAGTGGCTCTATACCTTTTTGAATGTTGAACAACCCCGCCAACAATACCTCTCCAAGAAAAGTAAATATCATCTACAGGTTCGTTAGAAACATCGGTGTGAGAGTCGGTATCACCAGTACCCATCCAAGGTACTTTGCTATGATCTCCAACCCAAACGCTTTTATCAATTCTTAAAGTATCAACCGGGTTATCTATTCTAAATTTATGATCTTGAAAAAGACCATCGGTGTTAGCGCCATCAGCTAAAGCGTAATTAACTCCACTGTTAGAAACCACAGCGTCGTTTCTTAATTCATCTATAGTTAGATAAACGTATTTAACGGCGTCTGGAGCTTCTGTAGAAATATCTACTACTTTATATCTGTTAGCCTCAGAGGTGTAAGCCTCTTTCGATGCAGATGTTTTCTTTAATATTAAATAATCTTCTTCTTGAAACTTATTTATTTCTGAAGAAGGTATAGAAAGCCAAACGTGATCTTCTTTATTGTTAAAGTCTACACCACCAGAGCTAGGTAAATAAAGCCTGTCCATTAAGACGTTGTAATACTCACCTGAAGTTTCTTTTATGTAAAACTTGTAGTAGTCCGCCCAGTCAGGAATATTAGTGTCTAAGCTAGCAGATATATTTATAGGTGTTAGACTTATTGGGCCGTCTACGATATTTGAATCTTCAAAAGGAACTTGAATACTACTTTGAGAAGAACTTAAAACAGGTGTTTCTCTACCGTATTTATCACCAAAAACTACACCAACTTGATAGTCTCTTAGAGACTTTACTGTTTCAATACCACCTTTAGCTATATTGCTTTTGTATAAGTTTCTAGCTTCGTAATAAGCGTTTACTCTAGCAGAATAGTCTGGATAAAAATCATAGCCTTGCGTATAGTTTCCGTAAACAATTCTGTTTCCTGTAACCTCTTGAGCTCTAGCTTTTCTAGGAACATTATCCCAAGGTCTTAGTATTTGAGATTCTTCAACAGCTGAAAAAATGTTTTCGCTTTTAATAAGATAGTCACCTCTATCTACGTTAGCATGGTTCTCAACTGGAAAGCTAGTTAGCGGAGCGTAATCAACATTGTATCTAGTTCCTTGGCCAGAGCCAATAGCACTAAACTCAGGGTCTTGTCTTTTTATACTAGTTAAAGTGTAGACTACGTTAGAATCTTCCCTTTTATAAAGTAAGTCTACTTGTATTACATCTTCAGGTATGTCAGCAGGTACAAAGTCATATAATCTTATAGACTTTATACTATTAGTCATTGATGTGTTATACCCGTGTTTTAAATTGTAGGAAGTGTCAGAGTCTCTAGAATCTAAATGATTAGCGCTAAAAACAGCGTTGGTAAACGGTCCGAAAGCAGAATACTCTCCATCTGCATATTTATATCTATACGCAAATCTAGGAAACACTCGCTCAAATATACCTTTTTTCTTTGAACTTGTTTGAGACTCTATTTTATAAAAAGGAGCTTTAGTTGGCTTCTTTTTTATTACTGTTATATGCTCTTCTTGTACGTCACCTAAATCTTGGTTGTTAACAAAAAGCTTAGTGTGAGTGTTTATGTTAACAGTTCCTTGCTTAGATCTGGTTATGTTTATTTTTCTAGGCTCGTTAATATTGTCTGTAAAAAACAAAAAGTCATCAAGTACGTTTATACCAGTAACTATTTTATTACCAAACTTTAAACAAGCATCTGAGCTTTGTTTTTTAGTGTCAACAAAAACAAGACTGGCTATTTTTTCGTTTTGATTCCACTCTATTATGGCGTCTTTAGTAATAGAAGATACCAGCCAATATATTCTATTGTTACCTTCGCTAGCTACAGTTCCAATACATTTATAGTCAGAATTATCTAGTATTTGAGCAACTTGATAATTACCTTTTATTGTTTGAACAGTACCAACATTAGCGCCTTCAGAGGTTGATACCTCTATGTTTAAAGCGTCTTTATACTCTCCTTTTGGAATTAGCCTTTCATCAAGGTCTTGATTCATTCGACCTTTTAGAAAGTTGTTTTTAATTTCAGCCATACATTAGTGTTTTATCTGCTTAGATTTACCTCTAAGTATTTGAGCAATTTCTTCTACCTTAATGTTTGACAGTCTTAGTTTAGCTTGCCTAGTAGCGGCAAATTTTTCTTTTTTTGATCTTTGTACTATATACTCAGGTATACCTGCTTTAGTCGACAGCAAACCATAAGTTATCCATTTATACATTGCCTCTTCTGCAAATTTATGAACTTGCATTTCAGCATCGGTACCAAGACTATCACTTATATAGTCTAGTATTACAGTTTTTCCAGAAAGGTTAGAACTAAAGTTTATCTTACCTCGCAAGTCGTCTATGAAATAAGATCCATTAACTTGCGCGTGTTCTGGCTCTAAGCCGTAACGCTCTCCTTCGTGAGGCCAATATGTTTCGTCGTCGTAGTCATCGTTGTTATTTTCGGCTGGATCATTAGCTTTATAATTTTTAGAAGTTGTAGACTCATCTTCTAAGCCTTGCCTTACTAGAGATACGTTATCTATAGTAAAGTTACCAAGAGTAGCAGAGCTATTTAATATAGTTAACCCCATTTCAAGGTTAGGTATTGTATCGCTCTGACCAGCCGTTACAGTTTCTGTATAAGTGCCATCTGCTGTTCTGGCTGTATAGTTAGTATGATTACCATTAATATCTACTAGCCTAGGTCTTACGGTGCCAGATATATAATTACTTATAGTATAAGTTAGTGTGTACTTATGTCCTGGTTGAATTTGATGTTTTATCTCAACATTTTGATGAACACTTTGATCTTGCTGTAACTCTTTTCCAACAAGCTTATTATCAACAGCATCAAAACCTGTTTCTAAAATACCATTATCAAACGTCGCTGCAATACTTTGAAACCAGTAAGAAAGAGTACCGTTGAAGCTTCCGTTTTTAATTATTTCTCCAGATTCTATTAAAGTGCCACCAGAGCTAAATAAAAAGTCACCATCAGCATCTATGTTAATTTTTTTAGGAGCAGAAGTGTGTCTAGTAGAATACAAAGGATGCTTTATGCCAGAAGAGTCAACCCAACTTAGCTTTGTGTAGTTTACATAGTCTTTAGGTAAAACCATAGAAAGGCTTGCTGGAACGACTATTTCAAAAGCTTTAAAAGATTTTAACGTATCAAAAGAAAGCTCAGCTAAAGCTCTTTGAGCAAAAAAAGCTACATCTGTTCTGCTAGCTTTATTTATAACTTTGTCATCTCCAACATACACTGTCATAAACTGATCTATAATATTGTCTAAAGAAACAAACTGATAAGATCCGTGTCTATAGTTTTGAGTGTAATATGTTGTATCGCCTATACCTAAATATCCCATTTAATTATTGTTTTTGTTGAGCAACCGTGTTTACTTCAGCTGTACCAGCAGCTTGAACTAAGTTAAAATCTTCAATAGCAACTCCGGCTAGTTGTAATATTTTTAAAACTAATTTGTTTTCGTCAGAAGGATCTATTTCAAAATCTTGCCTATCAAAAGCCCCACCGTTCCATATAGGCTTTTCATTCACAACAATATAAGTCCATTTAGGAATACTAGGCTTTCTAATATATTGTATGCTAGCGTTTGCAACAGCAGGAGCAACATATATACGTGTGCCTTTTATGTAATATATAGGTCTCTTGCTAGTTGGCCTTGTTAAGTAAGCGGCCATAGCTTGATTAAACTTTTTAAAAGAAACTTTTTCGATAAGCCCTTGTCCAGTTCCTCCTCGAACGTCTCCAATTCTGTACAGATCTGAAGGTAGATCGTAACTGTGAATAGGATAAGTGCTGCCATAAGAAGATATAGTCGAAGCTGAGCCATTAATAGCGGTGCTGTAAGCAAAGTTATCTATTTTTTTCTCTAAGTTTTCTGCGTTATCTAAATGATCTACTTCATTACCCGCAAGTCTTTTGAATTGGTCTAGATCATAAAAATATTGCTCAAATATAGACATCTGAGCTTGCTGGGCGAATAAATTAAATTCTTGAGGCGTTATATAACCTCTTTGTTCTTTGTTAGCTAGCGCTAAAACTGTTTGATATACTCTATTTATGTTTATCGCCATTGTTATATTTTTTATAGTTAAGCAACCACCCTATAATAGAGTGGCTGCTCTACTATATAGTGATTACGCATTTAAGCGTTTTTCTATGTTGGAGTAAATCTCCATACCTTCATCTGTTTTAAACCAAGCGGCTAAAGCAGAATATGGGTGCTCTTCAAATGGAACTGTCATTAGCTTTCTACCAGTACTAGCCCACTCAAAGTGTCTTTGATCGGTAGATAATTTTATAATACCAAGCTCTGTCGCCTTAATACCAAAGTTTCTCAGCATTACATTATCATCATTAGCGAGTTCTAAGAACAAAGCTGGGTTCTTCTTACAAAACACTAACAAATCTCTTTTAAGCTCCTTAGAACTCATCGTAGCTACTTTAGAGCCTAATTCTACACGCATAATTGCTTCTGCAATATCTAAGTCCATATTCATGGCCGCGTTTAAAGCTTCATACTCAAGTTCGATCATGTCTACTTGATTAGCAGCGATTATTTGAGGCTTATGCTCTTCAAACAATATTCCTTTATGCGGGTGATATAAAGAAAGTAACTTTTGTAATACTGTTTTATTTTTAGGAACCATTAGTGTTCCGTTTCTAAAAACAATATGAGCTAATCTTTGATCACCTTTCATTTCATCAACAAAACAAGTTTGCTGATTAGATGTATATTTTAATTCTCTTTCGTAACCTTTTTCTTCGTCAAACCAATAAATGTTAGCCGCTTTGATAGCGAACGAAAGAGGTGTTTTACCTTTTAAATGATAAACTCTATCTTTAATTTCCCAGTCGTTCTTTACTTCTTTAGTTTGAACTTCTGGTCCTCTGAAAACAATTTTTTCAGACTTTATTTCTTCAACTACTTCAGTAGCTTCTTCTTTTTTACCAGTTAAATCTTCTGGATTAACATAGTAATTTTCTTCGTTTTTCTTTGCCATAATAATATAAAATAAAAGTTAAAAAAAAAAGATCGAGGACCGAAGCCCTCGACCTTAATAAAAATATTAGTTTAACAACATGAAGTTGTTAGCACCTTGAACTACTAAACATCTTTCAGTTAAGAAGTTTACAGTCATTGCATCTAAGTCAGAAGTAATGTTTCCAACTGAACCAGTGATCCAAGTTTTCATTCTACGAGACTCAGTTTGAGAAGCACGGTAACGTACGTGTAAGAACGGACGCTTAATGTTTCTACCTAAAGACTCATCGTAAACTGAAGATACACCAGCAGGGATAATAACACCACGAACTGCTCCAACAGTGTTTCTGTCGTTGATACCGCCACGAGTAGCAAAATCATTTAGGTATTTCCAGTCAGACTTATAGAAGTCATAAGAACCTCTACGGAATCCAGAGAAACCTAAGTTTAATGCCATATCTTCAGAGTTGTCAAATACACCGTAAGATGTACCACCAGCTCCGTAAGAGTTCATAGAAGCTAACATATCGTCCATAGCTAGAGAAGTACCTCTATTTAAGAACATCATGTTTTCTTCGATAGCACCGTTTTTGTCAAACTCAGCTAAGATAGCGTCAAACTCAGCTAAATCAGTAGCAGCGTTAACACCAGTAATACCAGAAGCTTGGTGACCTCTAGACTCAATAGCAGAGAATAAACCTTCAGTACCTTGTTTTTCATCAGTACCAACAACGCCACCTAAAGCTAAAGAAGCAGTAGCAGCTTTTTCAGCTTCAATCAATGCCATTTCACAGTAGTCAGCAAAACGTGAACGAGTATCACCTTCAGCTTTTAAGTACCAGTAGTAACCATTTTGTCCATCTTCACCAGAAACTTCGACCCAACCTACTTGAGAAACATCAGAACCAGAAACTTGGTACATGTCTTTCATGATGATTGGCTTGTTAGTAAACGTAGTGAAAGAAGGCTCGTTAGATCCAACAGTACCATTAGTACCTTTCTTGTACTCAGAACCAAATACCATTACAGTAACAGCATCGTCAGCTCCAAATCCAGCGTTATCCAAGTGCTCGTGAGAGTAAGGAAGAACTGTAATAAAGTCAGTTGAACCAGTGTTTTGAGAGCCATCAGTGTCTGAGTTGATTTGAGAAACGTAACCTTTTACAGTTAAGCTAGCTGAAGCTACTAATACAGTGTCACCTACGCGCACACCGTGAGTTGTACCTACATCTAAACCATCAATATCAGTGTCTAATTGGATTGTACTAACAGTGTTAGTTCCAATAGTACCTTTGTATGAAAGGTGTAAACGACCTTGTTCTGACCAAATAACTTGGTCTGCAGCCATAGCCTCTTCCGCACCTACTTGAGCTAAAAATCCTGAGATAGTTCTTTTACCAAATACCTCAGCTTCTTTCTCCATTAGGTCTGGTAGATACTGCTGCGCCCATCCATTGTTTTGGATGTCTAAATAATTCTCAGATAAAGCAGTCTTAACAGCTGCTGCTCTCGTCTGAGATCCAGGAGTAATTGCCATAATTAATAAATTTTAAGCGTTAAATAAATTATTTTCGTTTTTTAATTTTAAACTTGAAATCTTCAGCGTCATTACCTAGAACCCTAATTTTCATACCGTTTGCATTAATCTCACCGCCATGTTGCTGACGAGGAGTCATGTCTACGTTTTTACCTTTAGCTACACTATCTTTTAAAGCGTCGGCTTTACCTTGCTCATAAAAATGCTGCGCTATAGCATCTGGGTTCATAGCTGTGTACAAAGACTTGTGGTAACCTGCAGCGTCGTCTATTGTATTACTTTCATTCAAAAACTTTTTGATGAAGTTATTAATATCGCTTTGAGTTTCCTTAACAGCGTCAACATTTTTTACGTTAAATCTAAATTTCTTTTCACCGACGTTATATTCAAAACCTTTGAACTTATCGTTAAAAAGACCATTTGTCTTTTTCATAAATACGTTGTGCTGATTTTCAGCTACTTTTTTGGACTCTTCCGATTCCTTGTTATAACGATTAAAGAAGTCAATAGCTTTCTGTTGTTCTTTAGTAAGCTTAGAGCCATACTTTATATCGTCGTAATATTTGGACTTTGCACCGTCCAGGTGTTGCCTTGCTGAAGCAACTTGCTCCTTCAACGCTAGTTTTTTTCTTTTAATATCTCTATCGTCATCAACTTCTTCATCGTAAGAAAACTGATCTTCCATCATAAAGTCAACTTCATCAGCTGATAAATGAGGTTTAGTTTGCTTGTAATACTCTCTTAGTAGCGTTAAGTTATCTAACTTAGAGTAATCTTGATTAAGCTTGACGTAGTCTTCTAAATCTCCACCAGTTTCGTCCATAAAGTCAATTAACTTTTGGATATTTTCTGGTAGTGGTTTGCCTGTAGCCTCAGCTTCAGCGATAGCTTCTTCAACTTGTTCTGCTACTTCTTCTACTTGCTCTTCAACCACTTGCTCAGCTTCTTCAGCTGTTATCTCCTCTACGACTGGCTGTTCTTGTGCTTCTGCTTCCGGCTGTACTTCTTCTTGTTCTTGTACGGGCTCGGTGTTTTCATCGCTTCCAGCCACTCCTGAGTTGTCAGTTGTACTGTCTGTAGTTTCTTGTTCTGGTTTTTCATCTTGTGTTGGTGGTTTACTCAAGTCTACCTTTAGCACGCTATCGTCACCCGCAGACTGAAATTTAGTTTCTTCAACTACTTGTTCGTTGTTTTCATTTTCCATAATATAAAATATAAATTAGTAAATTATTTAGGTTCGTATGCACCTAGATTAAATCCACTTCCAATTGTATCATTACCTGATGATTCAAAGTTTTTAGGTGGTCTACCTGATTTTCTTTGCTCTATAAGCTCTGATTGTTGAGTGGCTTGTATCTTGGTTCTTTGATCTTTTCTATCTTCTCTTTGCTTTTCTCTATTAGTTACAGTTTGATTATCCATAGCTCTAAGCTGCAAGTTGTATTGGAACTCTTGAGCCATTAACCTTTCTTTTATCTGCATTTCAGCTTGAAGCTTTTGTGCGTCTAATTGGTTTTTAACTTTTTCTAATTCAGCTTCAGCTTGTTTCAAAGCTTGTTGCTTTTGTATTTCTAGTTGCGCAGAAGCTTGTTGCTGCTGAACGTTTGCTTGAGATTGGGCTTGAATGTTAGCCTGCTGCACTTGCTGATCTCTTTGAGCTTTTTTCTTTCTTCTTACCTTCAGCATTCTGTTTGCAAGCTTGATATTCTTTACGTCTCTAAGATCAATAGCATCTTCTAAATCTATCAACCCAGCGCTAATAGCTGTTTGTATATTGTTTTCAAGTATAGCTTTTTCTTCCTCATCTGGAGCTAAGTCTAAGAATATACCGAAGTCATACAAGTGTAGGTTGGACATTTCCTCTAATGTAGCAACATTGTGAACGCCAATGCTTTGTATAAACGCTTCTTTAGTTGGAGAATACTCTATAATATCTGATATTCTAAGAGATAGTTGCTCTGCAACTTCAGCAGTCAAGAATAAACCAGAGTTTAATATATGTCTAGTTGCTGTGTTGCTGTTTGCTGCAGCTAACTTTTGAACACCTACTAAAGCTCTTTCATCTGGTGTGCTACCATCTCTAGCTGTGTTAAGACCTGTAGCATCTCTAATCATTTGAAGGTAATAGTTATAATTACCAATCAAAGCTTGTAGCTTGTCACCACCACTACTGCTTCTAATCTCTTGAATAGGTACTTTACCAGGATTCATATCACCTTCAGAGGTAAATGATCTACCAATAACAGAACCTGTTTGGAAGAACATGTTTAAAGCTTCTTGTGGATTATAGTTTGTTCCGTTACCTAAATCTATTTCAGCTAAACCATCAGCATCTAAATAAACACCATCAGGTACCATGCGTGACATTACCTGCTGTAGTTTTAGGTGTGTAAGCTGTATCATGTCGGCAAAACCAGTTATACGCTTAACTAAAGACTCAATACGGCCTTTGTACATTCGAGGAGCTACAATAGAGTAATTCATTTTTACTTTTGTAAAATTACTCTTAGGTCTCATCATGTTTTTAGCCATCTCCCATTTAAGCAACTTGTCAGTGCCTAAAACCATAGCGCCATCGTATAATACTTCTATAGCTCTTTCTAGTTTGTAATAATCCTGAGCTTCTTCAGGTGGGTTAAAACCATCATCTTTTTCAATAGCTTTTTCAGCACCACTACCAGTTTCTTTCATCTTGTAAACTTCGTTCATATAAGTCTTGTAGTTGAAATACAATACTTGAACTTTGTTTACATCGTCTTCTCTACCAAAACCACCGCCTCTGTGTCTATTGTTTCCGTATGTAGTTGTAGATTTATCATTTGTTATTTCTTCTAAATCTTCAGCAGTTAAATGTGGAAACTGCTTAGCTAGTTCATTTATAGGTATAAGCTTAACCTCTCCAACGTAATATAGATCATCAAAGTATGGTGACTCGGTATATGAATAAACTAAATCTGCAGGATCAACATAATCTATGACTACGCCCTCGGAAGTGTTAAAACTAGTTTTTACAGCACCAATACCTAATACAGTTAAGTCGTAGTAAAACTGTCTTTTAATTAAATCGTAGTTATTACCTTTAAACAAAACCTCAAGCGCTTGCTCTTCCGCTATTTCAACAGCTTGTTTGTAAGTAAGCTGCATGTGTAGCTCTAGCTCTTCTTGCGTTTCAGGTAGTGTTTCTGGATCATTTTCATACAAGTTCATACCGAACTCAGCTGCAGCAAAGTCGTTCATTTCTTTTGCAGCCATATCGCCAAGTATACTTTCCATGTACTCTGTACGCTTCGCAACTCCGTACGGATCTTGCGAGTAGCAGTTAATGTCGTAAGTACGTTCTGCTATACCATTTACCACAATATCCACAAACTTTGGAATTATCGGCACAGGCGTCCAGTCTAAGTTTAAATAAGATAAATCACCATTTATAGATAATTCATCTTTATATTTTTTCATTGATTGTTCGCCTCTAGCGTACAACCTTAATTTGTGAAAGTCGTTTTCATTTGTATCAAAACGATTGTAGCCCCTGTCTTCGTGAAACCACTCTGACTCAATAGCTTTAGCAACGCGTAAACCGTAGTCGTAACTTAGTTTTTCTGCATCGCTAACAACTTGACTTGGAAAATAACTTTTTATAACAGACTCTGCCATATTCTTATTTTATTATTTGTGAAGTAAAACCTGTGTTAGTATACTTTGCAATATTTATATTCAAATTCTTCTTTTTCTTTGGTGCGCTAGGTGTGTACAAATGTCTATTACAAGCCATTATAGCCAAACCAGAACTAATTGACGCATCAAACTTCGTTCTTTTGTTTATATCAAATTTACTCCAATCATGGAGTGTTTCATTAAAATATATATTACCATATAAGCCATCTCCTTTATGACCAACGTGATCGTTAATATACATTTCAATTGCAGCAGCGTGTGCTTGCTTAATATCTTCACTAGAGTTTGGTATACCACCAATCTCTCTTTCTGCAGTTGACAACTTATTCCAAAGCTTATCAGGCCTGTTCATACTAAAACCTCTGTAGCCTCTTCGCTTGAAGTAATACAAAAGCCTTGGCTTATTGTTCTCTGCAAGAAGTGGCATTCCGTAAAATACACAAGACATCAAAACATCTTCAAAAAATATCTCAGCCGTTGGCGGCCTTGATATATATTCTAAAAAGAAGTGATTTGGCGGCGCGTCTTCCATAGAGAACTTAGTCAATCCATGAAGAGATCCGTTGGATCCTCTACCATCAACGGTACCACTAATATCATAACTATCGCAGCCAAAGGCACCAATATGTTCATTACCAGGGTACTTAACTCCATTTTTAAATATTACATTGTTTTGAAGTCTTAAATCTGGAACCCAACTTATTTTAAACCTACCATTGTTGTCTGGTGTAAACACTACTTTTGTGTCTTTAACACCGTTCACCCATTGAAAGTTACCTACAGTTACAGCTGCAGAATTACCAACTCCTTCGTTATAATCTATCTGTTCGTATATCTTAACTAAGTTAAATATACTATTTTTTGTTTCATCTCTAAACGCGTGTTCTTCAGTTCTTGGAAACTGTCGATAAAACTCGTTTAATGCGTCTTGATCATCTCTTAATCCGTCAGCTTCGTTATCCCAGTGATCGATAACACCTACGTCTATTAATTCACCGTCGGGTCCATAACACTCTCGTCCTGGGGTATCGAATACTGGTCGTCCATACTCATCAATAAAGCCTTCATAGTTCCATTCCATTGGGATAAACAGAGAATATAAACCAGAGCGTGTTTGACCATTTCTATTTCTTTTAGTTACATCACTATCGTAGTATAACTTTTTAAAGTTATTACCACCTTTATCTAAAGCGTTTGACGTACTTCCCATCATACACTTACCTATAATTCTACTACCTAGCCTTAAACAGGTTTTTGTTACTCGCCAGTTATTCAATATGTTGTCCGGCTTCTCCCACTTGCCACTTTCGTCGTGTACTAATAAACTAAGCTTTTCACCGTCGTAGCTGTTGTCACCAGTGTTTTTCCAATCAATAGTAGTGTCAAGTCCAACCAACTCTTCCTGCGCTTCGTTCGCCGTAATCTTTCTACGCGTAAACTTACTTGCAGGAACCCTATAAGCAAGTTCACTTTTAGGTCTGTCCATACCGTCTTGTATCGGTTTGAAAAAGAACGGATAGTTGATAGATATTGGTACAACCTTGTCGGTAAACATTTTCTTAGCATCAGCTCCACTTTTAGATAGTATTCCATACCTAGAGTCACTTGATATTGTAGCTAAATTAACGGTTTCAGCTGAGCTCATAAAAGAAAAACCACTACGTCTGTTTTTTAGATAGCACATACC